AAGGAAACAAGATTCGTTGATGACAATTGGAGTATGGAAGCAGGCGGAGGAGACATTGTAAAAGACGATTGGATTGAATGGGCCATAACCCCAAACAAGAGTAAAACTGCAAAGTCACTTAAAAAAACAGTTGATGAAATAGACGACGCTATACTTGATGGACAGTCTGTTAATGACATGGACAATCACTACGCGGACATGTTCAGAAGCTATGTTGACTCTTTTTCCCCTTCCGGAAACATATTCGGGACGGCGGAAAAAATGGTTAAAAAAATTACAAAAAAAGATGCATTAAGAAAAGAAAAACTATATAATGACCAACAGGTAAGGGCGCTAAAGGAGAAAGAGATGATGGAATGGGAAGGACAGTTCCGCGGAGGAAAAGGAATACATTCATTTGATCGAGGAGGAATAAATTTTGCCGGAAGAAGGCAGGAAAATAATCCCCCAAGATCAACAAATGTACAAATTAAGCCTAAGCCTTTAGATAGAAGCAGAATAATGGATGCCATAAGAATTCAAGAAACAGGAGGAGAGGCAGATCCTAACCGCGCAATTTCTTACAACAAAAGGGGTGACCCCGTAGCTTACGGACCCTTTCAGATCAGACCTGGTACTGCCGCTGATGCAGGATTTGGTGTTTCAAAATGGCCTACTTTTTTACAAGAATTTAACGCCCAAGGACCGGATTTTTCTAATAAATCTCGTGCGTGGGCGAGAGAGTATTTAGATGCAATGTTTGAAAAATTCGGAGATGAAAAAAGGGCCATATCGGCTTACATGTGGGGACCTGGAAATGTTTCTAAAGTTGGAAACCCTCATAGTGATTTTTGGAATTTAGATTATTACAACAGTGTCATGGGTCATTACAACAGAGGCGGAATAGCGAGACGACCCATACGGAACCTTCATCAATGATTCAGTCGCGCAGATAAGGAGCAGTCCTTCGGAATTCATGGGCTCGCAGTTCATACAGAAGTTCAACAAGGGCGGATTCGTGAAGAAGAACGCGCCTAAGGTCCTTGGAAAGCTGACGAACTACAAGCCGAAGCTGACGATGTCAGACGTCCTCAAGAACGTTCAGAAGGCGAAGAAAGATAATATGATCGGATTGACAGAGACGCAAAGAAAGGCTGCCATACTGGGGGATGTAAAACCTGAAGCACCGGGAGCGATGTTCTGGGGTTCGCGTGAAAAGATCATAGGAGCGCCGACGGAGGCCATGACGGCGAGGCAGTGGCTTCAGTACTTGCAGCTTCCGAAGCACGGAATATTGAACCCTAAGGGGTATCCGATCATAAAGCACGCGGAGCTGAACGACACCTCGCTCGCGCCGTGGCTTTCAAGGATGGGGAACAAGACGATTTCAAAGAACGCGCTCGTCAAGCAGTTTGACGAAATGGCGCCTACGATGGACGTCACCGTCCTTGGCGAATCAACAGGTGGGCGTATTTTTGATGACATGTCAAGAAAATTAGCGCAGGTTGACACACAGGCGATACGTAATCCGGCGATAAAGGGATTTTATGACTACATTAAGGCCGTCCTTCCACAACTAAAACAAGTGCAGACCGGCAAGGCAGCCGATGAAATTGCCGCTCACATAGATGACATGGTGTTCCGAAACTTTGGCGTTGAGAATGCACTTGAAGCAGGAGTGCCGCAACGGTTCCCATTTGAGATTAAGGAACTTCTACAGTCTATATCAACAGGATTGGGAAAGAGGACGGCCGGGTTCAAGACATACAAGCGATCACCACAGCACCGTGGAACGCAGACGATGGATGGTGGCGACAACTACCGTGAATTCCTGTTCAAGTACAAGCCCGGAAGCTTGAGGCAGAAGGAGCCGAGTTACGAGTACGCACATAGTTTTAATTTAAGCAGCAAAGACAGAGCTGGCGGAATTGTCCACACAAGGACGTCCGACAGAGCAGACCAGTTCGGAAGAAGGCTTCTTCACATAGAGGAGATTCAGTCCGACATGCACCAGAAGATCAACATGGCTCAAAGACAATTAAAGAAAATGCACACTGATTGGGCGAAGGAAGGAAAGACTCCTGAAGGCGAATACAAAAAGATGACTAAAGACCAGAGGGAAGAGTATGACAATCTTGTCAGGGACGGAAGGTACGCTCCGCGCGGAGATCTGCAGGAGGAGATATCAACGGCGAATGAACAGCACCTTCTTCTCGTGAAGGCGAAGATCGAGGATCTGTTGGCGCAGAAGCAGACTCCAGCAATTATAACTAGGCTTACCAGGCTTAATAAGGAGCGCATAAAGCTAAGATACATCATTGACGCGGAGGAGAAGAAAATGGCGGCAGGAAACCACAGCGGTGTTCCACTTGGGCCACTCAGCAAGACTGAGGACTACAATGAATTCATAATGAAATACATGCTCCGAGTCGCGCGTGAAGGCGGATATGACGGAATAACAATCAACACGCCGGCGATAAAGAATTTAGGCATGTCCTCCACGGGAAGGGACTACAAGGGCAACCTTGTCGCCTACGGACCGATGGCGCAGGGCGCCATGAAGAAGGCGGCGAAGAAAAGTGGTGCAAAGTTCATGAAAACTGTTATAGTGGACAGCGGCAATAGGGTATGGGAAGTTCCAATGATATTATTCAAGGAAAATAAGGCCGCGCAGGCGCTTATTGACAAGGGCCTTCCTATCTATAAAAAAGGGGGAATAGTTAAAAAATAATGCCACCAAAAAATCCAAACAACAACATAGAGAACGCTTTAGGCTCTCTGACTGACGCGTTGGAAATAGAGCCGACGGGCGAAGAGATACAACTGGAGCCTGATCAAAAGATGTCTGATCCTAATGTTGAAATAACTGAAACGGAAGGAGGAGGCGCGGATGTAAACTTTGATCCAAACGCGCCAATCGACACGGCTAACATTCCACATGACGCCAACCTGGCGGAGTACATTGATGAAACAGAATTACGTAGATTTGCAATAGATCTAGTAAGCGATTTCGAAACGGATAAGGAGTCAAGGAAGGATTGGGAAGACACCTATATCAAAGGCCTTGACATGCTCGGTTTCAAATATGAAAACCGAACCCAACCGTTCGAAGGAGCGTCCGGGGTCGTTCACCCCTTACTCGCTGAATCTGTAACGCAGTTTCAAGCCCAAGCGTATAAGGAACTTCTCCCCCCAAGCGGCCCCGTTCGTACTCAAGTTGTAGGGCTTTCCACTCCTGAAATTCAGGATCAGGCGAAGCGCGTGCAACAGTTCATGAACTATCAGATAGTTGATGTCATGAAGGAATACGATCCGGACATGGACCAACTCCTGTTTTATCTTCCACTGGCTGGATCAGCGTTCAAGAAAGTTTATTATGACAGCTTGCTGAAGCGTGCCGTCGCAAAATTCATTGCCGGTGAAGACTTGGTAATTAATTACATGGCGACGGATCTGCAGAATGCGGACCGCGTCACGCACATAATCAAGACGAGTTCAAACGACATAAGAAAACAGCAACTTCAAGAATTTTACCGTGACATTGAACTTAAAAGCGGAACGGTTGAAACAAGTGAAGTTGAGGAAAAAGTAAACACGCTCGAAGGCGTTCAAAGGGAATACACGGATAAGGATGACGAGCATACAATTCTGGAAATGCATGTCAATGCGGATGTTCCAGGATTCGAGGATGAAAGCGGAGTCAAGCTTCCTTACATCATTTCCATTGATGAATATTCAACTGAAGTTCTTTCCATCAGGAGAAACTGGAAAGAAGGCGATTCAAACTTTGCAAAGAAAGATTATTTTGTACACTACAAGTTCCTCCCAGGACTGGGCTTTTACGGGTTCGGTCTGATACACATGCTGGGTGGGTTGTCAAGGACTGCGACAAGTGTTTTGCGGCAATTAATTGATGCAGGCACTCTTGCCAATCTGCCGGCAGGTTTCAAGGCGCGAGGAATGCGCATACGCGATCATGACGAACCATTGCAACCAGGTGAGTTTAGGGATGTAGACGTAACAGGTACATCTATTAAAGAATCTTTATTACCGCTTCCTTACAAGGAACCTTCTCAAACTTTATTCGCATTATTGGGATTCGCGGTTGACGCTGGAAAATCATTCGCGGCGATCGCGGACATGAAGATGGGTGAGGGCAATGAACAGAATCCTGTAGGAACGACTCTGGCTCTTCTGGAAAGAGGAACTAAAGTCATGAGTGCGATTCATAAGAGATTGCATTACGCACAAAAAATTGAATTTAAGCTGTTGGCAAAAGTGTTTCAATTATATTTGCCACCGGAATATCCATATCAAGTTGTCGGTGGAAACCAAATGATCAAGCAACAAGATTTTGATGATCGCGTTGACATCATTCCTATTTCAGATCCGAACATATTCTCAATGGCGCAGCGTGTCACGTTGGCGCAACAGCAGTTGCAGTTAGCGACAGCTAATCCAGGACTTCATAACATGCGTGAAGCATACAGAAGAATGTATGACGCGATGGGTGTGGATAACGTGGAGGCAATTTTAAAACCTGATCCAGAGTTACCGGAACCTATGAGTCCGGCGACGGAGAACGCAGGTGCCATGAATGGTAAAGCCCCCAAGGCGTTTCCCAAGCAAGACCATGAAGCGCATATACAGACGCACGCTGAATTCATGTTCACGAGAATGGTTCAGATTAATCCGCAGGTGTATTCCATGTTGCAGGCGCATATTTGTGAACACATCAGCATGATGGCAGCGGATCAAGTTCAGCAGGAATTCAAGCCTCAAATGGAACAGATGCAACAGGCACAACAGCAGGCACAGCAAAATCCACAAATGGCACAGCAAGTGGAACAACAAATGAATCAACTCATTAACGCACAGGCCGCCAAGCAGGCTCAAATAGAGGCTAAGATGACAGCATCATTGGCGCAGGATGAAGAAGCTCGAATGAAACGAGAAGCCGAAGATCCGTTGATCAAGCTTAAACAGCAAGAGATTGACCTGAAAGCCATGGAGACACAGGCTAAGCTTCAAAAAGACATGCTCGTGGATTCTGAAAAGCTTGACATTGAAAGAGACAAGCTGGAGGCGGATACAAGTATTAACTTGATGAAAGCCGCCGCAGATGTTAGTAAGGAAGATTCCGATGAAGCGATGACTCTGTTCAAGGAGAACATGATCAATTCAAGGGATGCAATGAAGCAAAGATCTGCTGAACGGATTGCGAGGGAAAATGCGAAAAAAACAAATGGAACTGCTAAAAAGTAAAGTTGATAAAATCGCCAGTGCCATGAAAAAATTTGAAGAGGTGGCTCAAAGTGAAATTAACAACAATGAAGAATATCTGCAAGTATGCGGCGCCTTATTGGCAGTAACCAGGAACATGTACGTGGAAGCGTTAGGCCCTGTGGGAGCATCTCGAATGTTCCAGGAAGTTGCCAACACTTTCATGATTCAGGAGGAATTGCTTGATCAGTTTTATCCTGAAGAAAAACCAACGATACACTGATGCCGTTCAGATCAGAAAAACAAAGAAAATGGATGTGGGCCAACAAGCCCGTAATGGCCGAGAAATGGACAAAGGAACACGGCAGCAAACCTGTCAAGAAAAAAAGAGGTGGACTGTTTCACTCAAAGGGATATGATACCGCCCCTTGGGTCAATGAATACGGATATCCCACTGGGGGAATTACACTTAAAAAAGGAGGAGCATAATGCCGAAGGTAGGTAAAGATAACTTTCCATACACGTCAGCTGGGGTTCAGAAGGCGCAGAAGCACGCTAAGGCGACAGGACAGAAAGTTGACATGAGCGGATACAAGAAGGGTGGAAAAGTTAAGAGAAAGAAAGGTGGTGCAGTGAAAAAGAAATATCACCACGGTGGCCGTGTAATGGGTGGCCAGAAAAAACCCAAAAAATGTTAACAAGGAGGTAGATATGAATTTATTGAAAGATCTTTGGGGACACTTAAAAGAATGGAATGAATGGAAATTGAAGGATTGGATAAAAGCCGGAATTTTAGTCATCATCATTCTTGTAGTCCTTAAAGTAATTATTTTACCAGGTGCATAATGCCTGGAAGATCACAATTTAAAATAGATCGCGACAGAGCTCGAAGACACGCTTCGAAACAAGAGCGTGACCT